GCGACAATCCTGTGATGAGATCCCTCAATAAAATCTGGCCAAACGTGTTTAACAAATTTCATAAAGTCGTCTCTGATGCCCGCTTCTTTTTTCTTTTCAGCGTGCTGAAGATAAGTCTTCATGAACTCTTTTTTTACATCAGGGGGTAATCTATTTATCTTTTCTAAATCTATTTTCATTTCAAAAAAATTTTCTGCAAAATTTTTTAGGATTAATTTTGAAACCTAGCAAGTATTTTCTGGTTATGTTTATACAAGACTTGGCATAAAGGGTATACCTGTGGGACCCCTTACAACTTGTACTTGTATTATATTATTTTATTTATTTGGATTTTGCAACGGCTCTGGTACCTCTATACGCGACGCCCGAGGCCCGAAGGGCCGAGGAGAAGCGCGGCGCCCGAAGGGCGCCACAACTTGTGGTTGTTAGTCTAATAAAACCATATATGCTTTAGCATTATGTTTCATAAACCAGTCTAGATTATCTCTCATCTTTTGCCAGTATTTACTAGCACCTGTCCCTAGTTCTTTGTCTTCAAGAGTGGCGACAGCCTCATAGTAAAATATCTCATCATGTTTCTCGCTCTCCTCTTTTGTTAGTTCAATAGATTCACCTGTGAATCTATTTCGTCTTGTGTAGTCTTTGTTATCTTTCTGTGTTTCCATGGTCCAATATTATCCTACATTGCTTTCATTGTCAATCTTATTTATTGTAGTAGTAGTCCACTTGTGTACAGCCCCACTTGCATACTCGTGAGAGTGTTCTGTTTTTTCTGGGTCCTCGATACGTGTTTCTAGTGGCTCGTGTCGTGGTGCTATCTGTCTGATTGCGTTACCGTGTGTTCGCCAAAAATCATTCTGGCAACCTTGACTACAAAAATAATTGTAAGAATTATTTACATCATACCATTGGCTTTGTGTCTGTTGTTTTATCTTACGAGTTCTTAGAACTTTAGAACCCTTGCTACCTCGCACACGGTCCGTTGTTGTATATGTATGACAATTCGGACCGTGGCACCAATTATATTCACTCATTGTGGTAGTCCCCCTAACATTGACGCAACACCCCCAACTGAAATTAATATTCCAAGATAAACGTCTTGCGTGTGAATTGCATAAATTATGCCAACCATTGCAACTACAAAACCGATTAACACCATTAACATTCTTCCTATTAGTTCTGCTTTATTCATTCCAAAAACCCCTTTCCTTAATTGTCATAGCCCACGTTGCCATTCTCCAACCATCTGCGTCTAGATCGTAATAAATGAAACAAGGTTTTCCCTCTTTAGATACAAAATACTTTCCAGTAGTATCTGTGTTTGGTTTAGTCCATTGACCCTTTCTTGTAATAAACTTTTCGTGTTTCTTTGCGTAGTAAGTTACGTAAAAGTTTTGTGGTATGTTTATATTTGTTTTCATTATGTCCTTTCTGTTTATAGGGGATATAATATAGGAATATCCCCTATATGTCAAGCTTTAATTTATAGCTTGTTTTTCGTATTGTAGTCTCGCCTTGATCTTATCTTCTCTCGATACGTTTTTGTTTTTCATACCTTTGATCATACTAGCAAGATTGCTTGGGTTGTAGATTGTCAAGCCAGTAGAGTTAGTTCTAACTAATTCTGCCTCATCAACTTCTATTCCAAGTTCTCTTGCTAACTCGATACCCTCACTTAAATATCTGTATGCTTTCAAACCAATCTTTAATTGGTCGAATTGTTTTTGCAAACTATCTATCCAAGTTTGGTGTGTGGAAACAACTCTTGCTTTTGCCTCTCGCCAATTACAAAAGATTAAGTATTCTTCTTTGGTACAAGCGATTGCTCTTGATCTACAATGACTTGTTCCAATGACATCAAGATAAAATGGTGTGTCAAAAGTTTTAGTCATACCGATATTATTGTCATCAGAATAACTATGATTGCCCTTGCCTAAAAACTTATTGTTTGCGTCTACGTGTTTAGTTTTATGTGGGTTATCATCTTTACCATTTTGTTGTGCAATTATATCAGGGTTAAGACCTTTTTCTTTAAGTTCTTCCCTGTAATATGCGTGGGCAAAATGAAAACTATCCTCGCCACTATTATAACTTTCTCTACCATTTAGATTGCCATACAATCCAAAATCAAAATGCGATTTGGTTTCTGTTTTCTCTCCGTCCTCATCAACATCTTCGTTATGTGAAAAGTAAAAGCATTTATCTTTTGCTACTACATCACACGGATCGCCATACTTCTTCTTAAACTTTCGTAGTGTGGCTACATCTTCTTTTGGATATGACCTCTCGACTACTTTTCTTGCAAGTTCAAAAGTAGATTTTTGACCCTCATCAAATTCTTCTCTTGCTTGTAAGAAAGCTTGTCTTTCTTGCGTGTCCTCTTTTTCGAATACATCTTTAATTCTATTAAAGAGTTTATTTCTGTATTCGGTGTTCATTCTTATTTTAGACATTATGTCCTTTCTGTTAGTTATTAATTATTTATAGGTTTATCCTATTGACAAATGGTTGTCAAGTGTTTATATTGAGTTAGGAACATGCAACTAGAAAACCAAGTGGATCAAATATTACTTTAGCCTCCAACTAACTAATATAGATCGCACTACCTCTGGTTGCAGTCCTTTCAGGTTTAAAGGCGCTTGGAGTGAGGTAAACTCTATAGCATGGGTCGAGAGACTAGCGGTCTGAGCATTTACGAAAGGCCTTGTGTGATGCTCCGCCCACGCGCACTTGCGCCCTTGAGCCCTGACCATTTGGTTGGTTGCTTCGGCGCCAGCTATATGTATGGAGTAATAAATGACCGGTTGATCGATTTACTAACGTTACCCTATGTAGATCCTCCACACACAAATGGTCTGGGGTCAAGAAACTTGAGCCCTGATCCCTTAAGGTGTTTGGAATTTAAGAGAAGCTTCCACCCAGTAGGGATCTGGGGTCAAGCTATTAGTGGCCGGACAACGCTAGCAGATCCGTGTTGTGAAGAGCTTGGCCAAACTTGAGCCCTGGTCTCGTCGATCGATAAGGTAAAACGCGGGACCTGGGGTCAAGCGACAAGCTACAAGCGACAAGCAGCAAGCGTCAAGCAGCAAGCTACAAGCGACAAGCTTGACAGATCCTGCAATACAGGATAAAATAGGACAAAACAGAAAGGAAAATAATGGAACAAAGAAACGAAACAATGAGCATAGGGCACGCCCGAGGACACAGTGAGACATGCGAAGAGCAGCTTCGCAGGATGGTCCGTAACGTAGCGGACGAAATAACAGAAGGCAAAGAAGCTCCAAGCCGCTGGCTGGAGAGATGCGGCTACGACATCCGCTATCTGGTGAGCAGCGACAAGAGCTTCCTTGGTGCGGAGATCCTAGTCGCTGGAGGCGGGCCTACGATTTGGGTGGATACCTTCAGGGAGCAGGTTACCGGCTGGTGGGGATCCGACCGTGTACAATGGTATTACCAGGACAACTTAGGACTGAACGATTATTGTGAAGAGCTATATGACTGCTAAATACCATCGTAACGATTTACTAGATTCTCAAAACTCTGCGCACTTTGTGCAGAGTGCCAAGCTGCAAGCTACGAGCGGCAAGCGCCAAGCTCCGAAAGCTGCAAGCAGCAAGCTTCAAGCGACGAGCGGCAAGCTGCAAGCTTCAAGCCGCAAGCGGCAAGCTCTCTAACATCTTTTCCCTCGTAAAGTTTCCAGTCTCTAGTAGCGAGAGACTTTACCAAGATAAATGTATTCTTAGGATGTTGCACATGAAACGCAATTTGATGTGGTGAGAGGCGTATTTTATTACCTCTTGTTACTTTCAGCTCAACTGTAAAAAAGTGTTGGTGTTTATTGTATCCAAGCAAGTCAGGAACGCCTGGAAGTGCTAAATTTTCTATCCTTGTCCACGTTATTTCTGGTGTATTTTTTTTAACTTCTAACCAAAATTTTCTTTCAGGTTTCAAAGTAACTACAGCTTTTTAATAACCTTGCCCATAGTCCACTGATTCTGTTCTATAGTGATAACTAAACGATGTGTTTCTCTTACACCCAACAACTTATTTTCCATAAGCTGTATACCTTTAACATCATACATTTCACCATTTGGTAAACACACTTGAACTCTTGCGTTCTGTGCTACAGGTGAAACCATAAATTTATCTAGTGCCTGTCTTAATAACTTTCCTTGCATATTATGGGATATCTTCCAGTCTCCCATCCGATACCCTATTGCTTTATACGGCACATTACCTTATATGTCAATGTATGGGTTTACCAAAGAAACTTACAGAAATGCAAATTAAGTTTGCTCAACTGCTTGTAACCAACGAAGGTAGAAAGACTCCAACAGAGTGCGCTATCGAAGCTGGGTACAATAAAGACAGAGCAACTATTACCGCATCTGAACTACAATCACCAAAGAGATATCCTTTGGTTGTTAAATACATTGGTGAGATCAGAGAAGAGTACAACAAAAAGTATGATATAAATTATGGAAAGCACATAGCTGAGCTGGGTAAGATAAGACAAGCAGCATTAGCCAAAGGTGCGTGGTCTGCAGCTGTAAATGCTTCCCTCCTCTCCTCC